AAAATGATTTCTTCCAAATTCTATTATTGTAATATATTTTTCCTTCTTTTTCAGAAGAAACAACTCCAACATATATTCCAACACCTTTAGTTTTAAATTTAGAACAAACATCTTTTAGAAATTTAAAATTTGTAGTTGCTAAATTATCAAAATCTAGTAGAAAATTAACTTCTTTTCTTTGTGCAGCAGTAGGATTAATCCATTTCATCAAGAACATCATCAGTTGATCTTCATTTACATAACAAGGTCTAAGAGTATCAATATTCACATTTTGACTCATAGTTGGATGTGCAGCAATAGCTTCTTTAGTCATATAATAAGCAGATCCAGATCCATCAATTAATCGAGCTACATTACCTTTAGATCTTTGTTCAATTAACTTTACTGAAAATTGAATGTCTCTCTTTATGTCATTTTCATCTTTTCCTACAAATAGGAAATTTATTTGATCATATTTAGATCCATCTATTTCATTAACTTTACCTCTCTCTACATAAGTAGGTACTTTTCTTTCTCTACCATAATATTCAGTCATTTGTTCAGCAGTTGGATTAACCATCTCTGGAAAAAACAAAGTTGGACCGTTGTAAATTTTGAAACTACTAGTTTCTTGTGGGATATCTAAAAAATTCATATTTTATTTTAATTATTTTATTTTTGTGTTAATTTTAATTTTACTTTCTTTTCTTTTATTTTATTGAGCAGTAGCACTATTTCTAATTTTATCTTTTCTAGTTTCTACCTGAATTCCATCAACCATTATTGTAGGTCTACTAGAACCCTCTACTCTAGGTTTATCACTAGCTTTTACTGTACAACCAGCTATGCGTAATGCTGATTTAGTTTCTTGATAAGTCATACTATACTTGTCTGCTATCTCTTGACATGTCATATTATCTACTAGATAACATTGTCTTAATTCTTTAGATGTAATATTAATTACGTTCATTACATTCATAGATGAAGTAGTACTATTTACTACTTGTGCATTTGATGATACATCTGTATCGATTGTGTTAAATTCCATATTTATTTATATTTTTAATTTTTTATTTATTTTAGTTAATTTTATTTCTTAGTTTATAAAGATTTCATCCCAATGAGATGTGAATACTTTTTGATCTGCATCATATTCTACTAAAGGAAATGATTTATTTATTAAGTGTTCACTTCTACAACCAGTGGCTATATCATCTTCTGTATTCTTAAATGTTATAAAAGTTTTATTATCTTTTCTAAACATTTTTCCAATTGCATCAACTTGTGAAGATAATATTAATTTTGATTTTCCAGTAACTGCAATATCACTAGCCATTATCTCTCCTTCATTATTAGATCTTTGTATTGCAGTTTGTTTAAAGTGAGCTGTTAGTATTAAAAACTCACATAATGAAGAAGCTCGATTAATAATTTTATCCATAGCTTCTCTTAGATAACCATATGCTGCACCATTTGGTAAGTTTTTGAATTTATATATATCTCCAGAAAAAGATTTTCCTAATGCACTATTTTTGTAAATAGATAACGCAATTTCCCAAGCTATTTCTTCCATACTAGTTAAAGTATCTAACGCTAGATATTTAAAAACAAATTTACCTTCTTTTTTATTTGCTTCATCTAAACCATCAAAAAATGATTTAAGTTCATCAGCATTTTTTATTTTATATTTTATTCCTGAAACAAAATCAGATCCTTCTTCAAAATCTAATATGCAACAATTTTTTAGCATTGATAATGCTTTTGTTTTTCCAGCTTTTGGTGCTGAATAAATAATTAATTTTCTCGGTGAAGCTACCAATGCTTCAGTGTATTCTGGTAATTTAAACATTAATTTACTTAGTTTTATTTAATTTTTTTACTTAATCCTTTAATTCGTTAATTCGTTAATTCTTTTTTCTTAATTTTCTATTTCTTAAAATTTTCTTTTTGGATTTGTTCAGCATATTTATATACTTTTTCTAATCCTTCTTTATCTTCTACTAATGGCATTTGTTTAAACATATTTACTTTCCCATCAAAAAATAAATCTGTGTCAATTGGCATACCACTTCTATCTAGTTGTATAGAGAATTTTCTATAATTATCTTTAAGTTTAGAAATATTATACCCTTCGTAAGTAGTAAGTTTATTTCTATGTGGACTATAAAGAGTTATAAATGTATCAACATCGTTACCAGTAGATTTAAAATCTTTGAGGTTCTCTATACTTGGTTCTAATTTGCCAATTTTATAAGCATCATTATTCAGGTTATCGATTCCCTGTTGTTGAATCCCGACTATATTACATCTATAAATATTTCTTAAAGTTATAGCATGATCTCCTGACCATTTTCCAATAGAATCATATAATTTAGTTCCTTTTTGTGGAATAAAATTGTTATAATTATCAATTATACAAAATACAAATAAATCATCATCTACATATTGATAATTTTCTAATTTTTCTCCAGATCTTCTGATACCATCATCATCTATAAAATCATAAGATCTCTTTTCCTTAAAAGATCCTATTTCTGGTTTTTCCATAAAAGTTTTTACATATTTATAAATACCAAAAACATTTTTTATGGATTCAATAATTTCAACAGTTGATTCTAACAAATCAAACCATTCTTTGTCTTCTTCTATCCAAGTTATAACTTGATCATTTATATAATCCCCCTTAAATAATGAATTTAACTCACGAATATCAATTCTAATATTATGCTTTATAAATAATCTATGACACATAAATTGATGATAAAGTTGTTGTTTAGTCAATTCTAAGCTAAAATAAAATACTTTAGCTTTTATATTGGTTTTATTGTTATATAAAAAATCAATTAAATTAATAACATAAATGTAATTCACTATATTAGTTTTTCCAGTTTTCTGTAAACTAGATATTAATGTATAATTACCTTTAGTTATTCCTGGATGAACTTTATCTAATCTTTCAAAACCAAACGGTATGGCTAAATCCTTACCTAATTTCTTTTTCTCCTGATTAGTTTTAATTGTTGATAAAGCTGCTATAAAACTCATTATACTCTATTTGAATTTATTGATTCATCTACATCTTTTAATCTAAGACACCATTCTCTAAGAGTTGATACCTTATTTCCAAATTCAGTTTTCTCAATAAAATAATGAGCTTCTCTACAAAATTTTGTAGACTCTAATGAATTTATGTAATTTCGAGTTGCTTCTAGGATTTCTCCATAAGTAAAAGTATAAACATTTAGAAAGTTTTTCATTTTGTTTAAACATTCACTTCTATCCCCACGTTTATCAAAAAACATTTGAGAATTTTTCTTTGGGTTAAACAAATCTCTAAATTCAACAATAAAATCATTAAATGTAGTATCCTCAACTTCTTCCATATCCATTAAGAAATTTTCACCTTTCTGACTAATTTTAATATTATCAAAAGTTGGCTCAAGTTCTGGATTAATAATGGATACATATCCTAATCTCATTAATGAGTTAGGCATTTTAAATCTTTTTTCTTTGAAAAGTATTTGAACTAACTTTTCTTCTTTTGTCATAATCTGGTTGTTAATTTTTAAAATTTAATCATAATCATTCTTTTTTAAGTTAATCAATTCTTAGTTACTAAATACTAATATTATTAAAGGGTATAAGCAATTAATAATATCTTATTATATCATTATTTTTATAAATATAGTTTACTTCTAATTCTTTTAATATTCCTGAATAAATATTATTAATACTACGATACATTCTGAAAACATCGTTAAAAGTATTTATATCTAATATATCAAAATGTAATCTCTCCTCTTCATTTTTATTTCTACCAATTTCTTGAAATATTTCAATTTTAGCTATATAATATTCATAATAAAAATTTATATTAAATTGTCCACTATTAAGTAAATTAATAAAAGTTGTTCTAAATTTATCTCTTAATTCTTGTTTATATTGAATATCTGTTTTCATTTTATTTTGTTTTTTAATCAAATAAAGTTGGATTTAATTCAGAAGTTCTAATGTCTCTAATTAAACGATTTACTTTATTTATATAATACTTATAATTAACATCTTCTGGAAATGTATCTATATGCTTATTATAAATAGTTACTCCAGAATCTTTTAGAAGATGATTTGGACTACCGTCTCTAATTTTTATTATAAATCCATTTTTAGTAGATGCGTAATATCTATTTATTCTTTGACAATT